GCTGGCCTCGGCGTTCTTCTTGTATCCGTCGGGCATCTCCGCAAAGCGGTCGGCCACCAGCCCCAGCACCTTCCACAGGTCGCCGCTGGTCTCTTTCAGTTGCGTCTGGCTGATGCCCAGCTCGTCAAAGGCGGCCTTCGCGCTCTTCGAACCGTTGTTATAACCATCCAACTCCGTGGAGAGCTTCTTGAACCCCTTGGTGAGCGCCTCGATGCCGACGCCGCTCTGGTCGGAGGCGTACTTCAGCACGCTCAGGTTCTCGGCGCTGATGCCCGTCTTCTGGCTCAGGTGGCCAAGCTCCACGCCCAAATCGACAGACTTGCTCGTCATCTCCGCCAGCGCGGTGGTGATGGCCGTCAGCGTGCCCACTACGCCAATTCCGCCAATCAGGCCGCCCAGCCCCAGCGTCTCAAAGATTCCGCCCTTGGTGGACTTGGCCGCCTTCTGCGCCGCCGCCAGCCGCTGGTACGCCGCCGCCGCCACCTTGGCCGCCTCGCCCTCGCCCAGCAGCCCACTGCGCGCAATGGCCTGCGCCCGCGCGTAATCACGGCTCGCCTGCGAGACGCGGTTCTGCGCCGCCACCATCTTGGCGCTGTGCGTCGTCACCTGGTCGGCGGCGAACTTGGCCGCAAAGGCCTGCGCGTCCGCCTGCCGCTTGGCTGCGCCGCTTACCGCGCGCTCCGTCGCCGTCGCCTTCTGCGCGGCCGCGTCCATCCCCTTGTTGAACTGGGTGGAATCAGCCGTCAGCTTGACGTCCATGCTGCCGATGTTGAGGTTCTCAGCCACGCTTCACCGCCTCCGCCAGACTCACCCGCAACGACTCCCGCACCGCTTCCATCGCCGACTGCTCGCTCGCCTCGTACGCCGGACGCAGAAACGGATGCGCCGGAACCTCGCCAAACTGCTTGCCCTTGCCGCGCATCTTCATCCCGCTACCCGTGAACTTCAGGTAGCCGCCCTTCACCAGCCGGTGGCCAAACTCCACCCACCGCGCCACACGCGCCGTCTTCTTCGTCGGGCCAATGTAGGCCGCCGCCGTGCCCAGCTCGTCCTTCACCACCCGCACCTTGATGTCTGCCCGCATCGCGCCCGGAGCCAGCGAATCGCTGCCCGGCGTCTTGCCCGTCAGTTCCGGCGTGCGCTCCACCATCGCCAACTGGAAGACCTTGCCGCCCTCGCGCACCGCCACTTCCTCGGCGTGCTCGCGGATGTACCGCCCCACCGACCGCATCCTCGCCGCCACCTGCTCCGCGCCCGTCATCTGCGCCTGCGCCATCGCCCCACCTCGTTGCGGCCAACAAAAAGCCGCCCGAAGGCGGCTCAGTCACTTTCAGCGCATCCATTCACTTCATGCCAAAACCCGTCTCAGGCGACCAGTAGGCCACTTCCTTGTGAGTGCGGTAGTCCAGATAATCCACAAAGGTCATGCCGCTGCCATCAGCCCGCCCGTTAGTCAAAGCACAACGCAGAATGCCATCCAGCGCCTGCTTCTCGTCGTAGGAAAGCAGGTCGTAGGAGCTGGTGACCTCCATCGTCCCATACTCGCCATCGCGCCAATACTTATGCCAAACACGCGGGCCGCCATCGGAATCCTTCAATGCCGCCGCGCACTTCTTGGCGCGGTCAGGGTTCTCCATGCTCTCCGCTGCCGTCGCAGCTACCGGCTGGGTCGCGGAGGACTGGTGTGTGCTGGCTATCCACATAAAACAAACAATCACAATCAAGACCGCAATCAGCAGGTTACGCATAATCCCTCCCATTCACGCAGTGGAATTATACGCCCGCCATGCTCGCCCGCAGGCTCTCCATCGTCTGCCGCCACTTCGCCGCCAGATCCTCCGCCCGCTGCCGCTTCGTCCGTCTATCCCGCTTCGGCTTCGCCTGCCTCTTCCTGCGCCACTCGCTGGGCATCAAATCCGCCGGCTTCACCGGCTCCTTGAACCGCGCAAAGCCCGTGTTGCCTATCATCGCCGCCACCTGCGCCAGCATGAACTCCGCCATCTCGTCCCGTCGGCTGCACTCGCGCTCCCACTCAAGGCGCACGGCGTGCAGCATGCGCGGCGTCATCCCGCGCAGCTCCTCCAGCCCGATGCGAAGACGCACCCAGGCAAAGGCCTGCAGCTTGGCCCACAGGTCGGTGCGGCTCAGCTCCTCCCGTTTTCCTGCGGAGGGTCCGCGCCCTGCTCACCCTCCTCGGCCTTGGCCTCGGGCATGCTCTGGTTCCATGCCTTGTCAATCGCCAGCAGCACCTCCGGCAGGTTTTGCACCGTCACCCACCTGCGCGTCTCGCGCGGGTCCAGCTCGGGGTGGAAGGCCACCAGCGAACAGGCGAAGAGCGTGCGCGTGCTCGCCAGCGAGCGGCTCACCATACAGGCCAGCAGCCGCACGTCAATGCCCCGCTCCAGCAGCTGCAGCTCCGCCGCCTCCAGGGCCTCGTAGGTGAAGACCATGCGGTAGGTTTTGCCGCCAATCTGTATCTCGGTGAAAGGGAGTGCGGGGTTGGGGGTTGCAACGGGGGGCTGGACTTGCTTCTTCTTCATTTCGGTCTCCGTTCAGCATTCTTGAATCGTGAATAGGTGGGCTGGCTCACACAGCCCGCTCCGTTTGCGGCACGGAGTGGCCGTCGCGTTGATGTACACCAGCCGCGAAGTTGTGCCAGGGCCTGCCCGCCGCCGTGCGCCTGCCCCATGGGGGCTGGACTGACCACGGCTGCGGAGCCCCGGCTCCTGCCGCATTCCGTTTGTTCCGCCTACGGCATGGTGGCGACGGCTGATGCGTGCTGGAAAGGGTCGGGCAGCGGCGTCCAAAGGGAGTAAGTCCGCCGCCGCCCGCGTGTGCGTTGCCCGCGCGTGCCCCCACGCCCAGGTAACGATGCCGAGACTAGCTGCCGGCCGTCAGGACGGGCGCGCCGTTGGTGATCTCGATGGTGTACTCGAACTGCAGCGTCTTGGTGGCGTTCACGTTGTCGAATGGCGCCGCCTTGATGACCAGCCCGGCGAAGCTGTACTTGTCGCCCGTGGTCGTCTGCCCCGGTGCCGTCGGGAACTGCAGCGTGAACAGGTACGGGTTCTGCTTGTCGGCGAAGGCCGCCGCCAGCGCCGTCTGTCCGGCATCGCTGTTCACCGTGTTGCCCTTGATGGTGAACTGGCCGCCATCCACCAGCCCCTTGCGCTTCTCCTTGCCGGTGCTGTTCAGGTTGGTCACGTCCACCTTGTCGAAGTCCGCGCCGCCCCAGGTGACGTCGCTGATCTCGTAGATGGGTGTATACGTCGGTGTGACAGTCCCCACGATCGGGCCGATGGAGAGCTGAGCGCCGATGGGTTGAAACGCTTTCGATTCGGTGTAGCTCATGTGTTGCTCCTTGGTTGTGTTGAATGGCCGCCGTGGCGGTTCGTGCCCAAACAAAAAGCCCCGCCGAGGCGAGGCTGACTTTCAAAAGCCGTTCATCCCAAAACTGGGATGACCTTACTGCACGTTAAAGAAGACGTAGTACTCGGCCGCGCAGCGGAACTCGCGCGCGTCGTTGTCGTAATGGTCAATCGGCTGCAGCCACTGCACCGCAGTCACCGCAAATCCATTGGGCAGCGTGCCCTTGAAGCCCTCCAGAACCGCCCGCGTGGCGTTGCGCAGCACAAAGCCCACCCTTGCGTCGGCCGCGTAGTGGTCCAGTTGCAGCCTCACCCGCTGCGGACCGCTCGTGCCCAGCCCGGGCGTGCTGTTGCCCCCGGCCGTCTGGTAGGTCGTGCAGGGCACCTGCGCCGTCTCCGGCTTCAAAATCGGATACACCCGCGCACCTTGCAACGCGGTAAGCGCCCCCGCCGTCGAGAGCAGCCCGTAGATTCCATCCTCCAGCAGCATCACTGACCCCCGGCTATCTCAAGGCACATCAGGTTGGCCCACACGCCCATCTGCCGCACGTTGTCCACCGCCTGCACCGCAAAGGTGTGCGTCACCGTGTGCGACTGGTACAGCACCCGCATGCCGGGCACCAGCTCCACGCCGCCGGGCAATATGCGCACCGTCACCACATGCGTCACCTGCCCGCTGAACTGGCCAGACTGGAAGGCCTCCTTCATCCCCGTCGTGGAGATCTTGGCCATGCAGCTGCGCACCGTCACCCACGTCTCCAGCTGGCCGCCCGCGGCGTCCACCGCCGTGGTCCGTTGCTGGATATGCACGCTGCGGTTCAAATCGCCCGCGCGGATGTAGTTCAGCTCCCTCATCAGAGCGGCCTGTAGGCGTCGTAGTGGACGCGGTAGCAGTCGAGCAGGCTCTTCACCGCCAGCGGAACCTCGGCCATGGGCGCGTCCACCGCCTCGCGGTGCGCGTACCAGTGCCCCACCAGCATCAGGATGGCGGTCTTGATGCTCTGCGGGCAGGTGTCAACGGTCACCCCGTCCCCAAAGCTCCCCGCCACGTACGTCACCACCACCGAGCCGGGCAGGTACACCGCCACCGAGGGCCAGCAGTTGCCCTGTGTGGGCACAATGCGCCCGGGGTCGCTGGTGTTGTCCAGCGCATAGGCCGAGCTGTCCAGCGTCACCGGGCTGCTGCCCGTCGCGGGCACGTAGGTGATGCTGCTCACGCTCACCGCGCTCGGAAACGGCAAGTCAATCGTCAGCGCGCTCCACAGGCTGTCGTAGTACGGCCAGTTGGAGCGGTCGTTCGGCCCCACCGTCCCGCCCGCGTTGGCCCACAGCGGAAAGTGGTCCAGTGTGCGCTTCAGGGTGCGCTGGTAGATGGCGCGGCCCATGTACTGCTCGGCAAACTCCCGCGCCGCCTGCGCCAATCCGGCCAGGTACTGGTCGTCGCCCGCAAATCCGGCGTCCACGCGGCAGTGCTGCTTGCACAGCGCCACCGTCACCGGCTCGACCACCGGCGGCGTCACCACCCTGATATTCAAAAGGCTCATGGATTACTCCGTCGCTCCCACCACTGCGCGCTCGCGCCGCGCGCGTACCTTGCGCTCCGGCGCCTCGAAGATGTTGCCCAGCGGAACCGCAAGGCCCGCCTCGCACATCGCCTTGCCGCGCGCCGCCGTCACGTCCAGCAGCTCACCCGACTGCACAGGCCGCGGGCTGTCCGCGGACACAAAACTCTTGACGATCCGTACCTTCATCGCTTCACCTCGTGCCGTGTTGCTGCGGCACAGGCGGCCCACAGGCCGCCCGCGCGCAGGGGTTGATGGGTTATGCCTACGCCAGCGCGACCGCCACCCAGGCGGAGCCGGTGTAGACGTACAGGTTCTTGGCCGTTGCGTCGAAGCGCACCGTGCCCGCCACGGGCGTGTCGCTGGGCGCTCCCGATGTGGAGGCCAGCACCAGCGCGGGCAGGTCGGCGGTCACCAGCGAGCGAAAGGTGGGCGCGGCAGCCGTGCCGGTCGCCGGTCCTGCGAAGACCTTGTTGGCCGTCTGGCTGGTGCCGGACGGCGTGATGGCCACCCACGCGGCTCCGTCGTCGGAGTAGGTGGCGCCGGTGTCGGTGGCGTAGAAGAAGCGCCCCGGAACTCCGGGCGCGGGCCGCTCGGCGAGCAGGCCTTCCAGATTGACGTTGGCGGCGAGGGTCATGTTCTTGTTCTCCAGCGTGCTGTGGTCGTGCGGGTTGTTCCGCGCCTTGGGGCGCGGGCGGCTGTTTCACCGCCCGTCGCCCCCTCAGCTGCGGGTTGTGGCTGATTAGGCCTTGGTCGTGATGCTGGCGATCGGGTGCGTGCCGGCGTCCGTGCCCACGCCGCCCACGCGCTGGTAGGCCAGGAAGCCCACGGCCAGCGAATCGGCGAAGCGCTCGTCGAGCCGCTTGATGCTCAGCGGGCCGTCGGTGCGCAGCAGGTAGGCGTCCTCGAAGCTGCCGAAGAGCACGCAGGGGTTGGTCGTGGAGGTCTCCGCCGCCAGCGAGTTGCTGATGACGATGTCCTGCCCGAGGATCTGGTCCAGCTTGCCGGTGTTGGGCGACGGGATGAACAGCGGGCGGCCGTACAGGTCCACCAGCCCCATCACGTACGCGCGCATCGCCTGGCTCATCGCCCACTTGGACTTCGGCACGTAGGCCGCGTCCATCTTGCCGTAGGCCGAGATGAAGTCGGCGTAGGCCACCACGCCCGATGCGGCGCTGGTCACCTTCTTGCTGCTGTCCACCACGCTGCCGATGGCCGCGATGTTGGAGCTGTTGCCGGCCACGATGTCCGCCTCGACGGTGCGCGCCAGGCTGACCACGAAGGCCTTGTTGATGAGCTCCGCGAGGTCGAAGGACGAATCCTCCAGCTCCTGGTAGCTCACCTTCACCAGCCGCGCCAGCGTGTCCACGTAGCTGATGGCGCCGGTGATGGTCGGGTCGTTCGCGTCGGTCAGCGCCGCAATCTCTCCGCTCACGGTCGCGAAGGTGTTGCCGGTGTCGTTCCAGGTCGCGAACTTCATCGGGCGGCCGCTGTTGTCGGTCACCTTCAGGCGCACCGCGCTGCGCAGCGTGCCGGGCTCCTTCAGCGCCTCCGTCAGGAAGCTGTCGAACTCCTGCGGAATGAGGTAGCCGCCGCTCACCTGGCCGCTGCCCGGGCTGGAGGTCACGATGTCGCGACGCTCGCTGCCCAGCGCCTTGCGCTGCTCGGCGCTCAGGCTGTCCTTGCCGAAGCGGATGTACTGCTCGAAGGCCTCCTTCGATGCGCGCTTGGCCTCGGCCTCGGGCGTCGGGGCCTCGAAGCTCGGGCGCGCCGGACGGTTCTGCCGGTACTCCTTCGCCTCGGCTGCGGCCAGCCGCTCCTCGGTCTCGATCTGCGCCTCGATGGCGGCCACGTCGGCCAGCATCTTCTCGGTCTTCTCCTTGTCGCCGGCCAGTGCGGCGGCGCGGGCGTCGGTCACCAGCTGCTTGCGCTGGCCGATGAGCTCGTCCATCTTCACGGTGTTGTTCTCCATGTCTCTGTTCTCCTGAAAGGAAGTGGTCGTGCCACGGCCACCCGCCGGGGTATCGCTCCCCGCACGCCGCCGTTTCGTCCTGTCCGCTTGCCCCTTGCCACCGAAGGCCGCGCAGCCTGTGCGCCGGGGTTTATTTCTCGTTTCCTGCGACTTGCCGCCCGGGCATCACCCGAACGCGAATACCTCTTGTGAGAGCCGCTTGGCGGCCACCTCGCAATACTTCTCTGAAATCTCTATGCCTATGGCCTTTCGGCCTAGATTCTTTGCGGCCACGAGCGTCGTGCCGCTGCCCATGAATGGGTCGAGGATTATGTTTGCATCAGGAACTGCCGCCAAACACCACTTCATCAGCGCAAGTGGTTTTTGTGTGGGATGCCAACGCTCTTGCTCGACTGCCATCAATCCTGAGCCGTTGAAACGAAACATTTTTACTGACGTACCACCTAAATTAGTCCATGCCAATTCGGCATCCGAAAAAGAAGGCATTGTCTGGCATTTATCCCAAACAAGCCACTTTTTACCTAATGGTAGAAATGGTGAAAAATAATTACCGCCCCACAAAATTACAGTTGAAGTAGATTCCAAACATAAAGCAATCGTTTCACTTGACGGAGAATCTAAATCCCAATCACCCTCGTAAGTACGGGGCTTACGGATAGCCCCTCGACCAAACCCGTCATACCCTTTAACGCCCATTCCATTTGCTCGGCCT